AGGAACAAACGGTGCAACAATAGCCTCAAGCGGTTCTGTAAATACAGACGCAGGGTTTTCTATAGTGTCTTACGTTGGCACAGGTGTGGCTGGCACAGTTTATCACGGCCTGTCTAGCACCCCTGAGTTTATTACCATAAAAGACAGAGATTATCCTACTGGGAGACCGTGGGGTTCTTACCATTTTAAGTTAAACAACGGTGTAAATCCAGAAGATGAGCGTATACAGTTAAACGAAGATACTGACGAAACAAACGACACGTTTATTTTTAACTCAACTGCGCCAACTTCAAATGTGTTTTCTCTTGGAACCTCCTCTTGGAACAACACCAGTGGCAATGACATAATTGCGTATTGTTTTCACTCTGTTGATGGCTACAGCAAGGTGGGTTCCTACATTGGTGGAGGCTCAAATTTTCCGTTTGTCTACACAGGCTTCCGGCCAGCTTGGCTTATGGTGAAAAACGCCAGTGTGGCTAATAGCTGGCGGTTATGGGATTCCGCTAGACCAAGTTACAATCTGACAAACCTTTATTTATCTCCAGACAATCCTAACGGCGAAGGCGCAATAAATATTGATGTTGATTTATTATCTAATGGGTTCAAATTGCGTGGGAGTAACTCTAGCATAAATGGTTCTGGAAATACAATAATCTACCTCGCCTTTGCAGAATCGCCCGCAAAATACAGCAACGCCAGATAGGAGATAACCGATGGCATATCTATACTCAGGTCGTATTATCCGCGCTGGTAAAGCGTGGACAGATAGTGACGGAATACAGCACCCATCTAACTGGATGATTTGGGATGACGCAACCAAGGCAGCCAAAGGGCTAGTTTGGGAAGATGATGTAGACAATAGCTTTGATGGGCGGTTCTACTGGTCAGCCGGTGTGGCTAAGTCACTTGATGACGTGAATGAAGTTGACGCTGATGGCAACGCTATCAACGATGCCGATGGCAACCAGCTAGTCACACTTGGCCTCAAGTCACAAGCCATTGCCACAGTTAAGGCACAGGCTGGCGGCATGCTTGCCCCGACTGATTGGATGGTCATCAAGGCGGCAGAGGTTGCAGATTATTCTGTGCCTAGTGCAACGCTTACCTATCGTGCGGCAGTACGCACCGCCAGCAACACCATTGAGGCAGCTATCACTGCTGTCACTACCCTAGACGCCTTTATCGCGCTCTATGACGCTCCTGTGGACGCTGACGGTAATCCTACCGGCAACGCACCTATCAACGACTGGCCGGATTCAATCTAATGCAGATGACCAGCCTCATCGACACACTCATTAGTCTGGTTGTGGCTGGCCTTGCGTGGTTTCTCAGCGAGACCAGCAAAGAGCAAAAGCGTCTCAACATCCTGCTCAATAAGACCCGCGAGGAGTACGCCACAAAGGACGATGTGCGCTCCGACATGCGTAACGTGATGGACGCTCTGCACCGTGTCGAAGATAAGCTCGACAAGGTACTTAGCCGCGCCCCCTGATGTTCAAGGCGGTCATATTGGCTTGTGTCATTGGCGCACCAACTGACTGCGTTGAGTTTCACGATATCCGTGGCCCTTATTACACCGAGAGAGAGTGCCGAAGCCGCGCTATGGAAATGTCCAGAGACGTTGGCGAGATAGCTAACCTGATGCCTGTCAAATGGCGTTGTGAAGTTCTTAGGAAAGGGATGTTGTCCTAATGGAGCCGATATCAACCGCCCTTGCTGGTATTGCCCTGGTAAAGTCCAGCGTTGACTTCATCAAGACTCATATCAATACGGCTAAAGACATTGGCGAGATTGCCGGTCAGATAGACAGCTTGTTTGCAGGTCATAAGCAGGTGCAAGAGGCCAGCAACAAGAAATCTGGTGTCAGTCTATCAGACCAGTTCGGTGTTCAGTCCGTAGCCAAGGAAATGATTGACGCCAAGCTTGCTGCCGAGCATATGGCTGAGGTTGCCAGAATGATTGACTTTCGATTTGGCAGCGGAACCTGGGCTAGTATTTTAGCTGAACGGCAGAAGCGCATTCAAGAAGCCAAAGAAGCTAGGGCTAAGGCGCGGCGCGAAGCTCAACAAGCACACGATGAAATGATGGATACACTGAAGACACTTGGCGTTGTAAGTGCAATAGTCCTTGTTATAATAGCCCTGTTTATGTTTTTATTTGTTACGGCAGCTTTTTAAAAACAGACAACGAGGTGAATATGCCTGTTAGCTATAGATATAAAGTAAAGCACAAACCAAAGTCCGGCGGGTTCATCGTTCAGATGTTCAGCGGCAAAAAATTAATACAGGTGGCGCATTTCCTTACTTGCAATGCGGCGCTTTCTTTTGTAGAAAGAAGAGAAGCTAATCAGATGTGACCACACCACACTGTTAGCAATTAGCGCATCTCCATTGCGCTCAAGCCGGAATGGTTATCCCTCGCCATTCCGGCTTTACTGTTTCTGCTTTTAATCTGAGTCGCAGGTCTCTCCCTGACAGCAATCGTCTATCACTTGGTCACACTCAAAGCATTGCGTGTGTCCGTGTACATATACCGTTCTAAGCCTGTTACCGCAACGTGGGCAGTGACTGCGTTCATTCTGATGGTCTTCCATTACTTAGTAAGCCCTTTGACCTTCTCGAAGCTTCTAAGACCGCCAAGACCTAGCATACCCATCAGAACTGTCAGAAGGCTACTCATGTCGAACTGTGGTAGCTCTGGCAACGGTACACCGGCATAGGCACTGCCGAAGATAATGAACGGTGCAAGGACAAAATGCCAAGCCAATGCAACACCGCATGTCCATCCAACGAAAGGACGCCATCCCGCCACGAAAATACTGCGGTGAGAGGCTTCTGCCTTATTTATCTCTAGTTGCCCCTTGGCTAGTTCTTGAGCGTGTCTGTCGGCCATTGTAGCCAGTTCGTGAGCCAGTTTATTCTTCTGGTCTTTGTCCTCGACAAACTTATCTAGTAAGCCGGTGACAGGTGCTATGAGTGCTTCAATCATATGACATAATCCTTGCTATATACATCCATAGTGATTCGGTTCTGTTTTCCATTACTTTCCTTCATGTGACATCCAGACGGCAAAAGCACCTGTAGCCGCGCCGACTATGGTGCTTACAAATGCTGTTTGCTGCGTTGTGGCAGATGCGCCAAGCGACATGAACCAGTCGCATACGTTCCAAGCCATGAATGTAAAGGCAACCATCATACCTCGCGGAATGATTTTATATTCCAGTAACGTCTTGCTCATCGGGTATTGACCTCATCCTTTGGACAAGCCTTTCGGCTCTGTTAGGGACTTGATAATACCACTTTGAGTCAACCATTTCATCTGCTGCTTTTTGCCACTCGCCAGAGCGAACCGCCTTCCACATACCTACAAACTTGGACAGCCTTGGGTAGCCTAAATTGAACATCATGTTAGCCACGATATGCTGCACTTCTTCCGGCAGTGTGTCCCACTCAGGATACAGCCGCCGACAGTCCTCTACTGTGACCAGTATGTCCAGATTGAACGCCTGATGCACACGCTGTTCGCTTACATGTGTGCCAACTGGCTGGCCAAACTCAGGGTCTTCTTGAGTTATGAGGTGGCCTATGCCGAGCGTTTCAAGACCTAGATGGTCTTTATATATTTTGTACTTACAGCCCTCATCAGCAATAAGTTCTTCTCTAAGTTTATCTAGGTTCATGCTACTTCTTCAAACTCACCTTGCATTAGCTTTGAAGCGGTTACACCTAGTTCATACAAAGCATCTGTCAGTACGTTCTCGCTGGCCTTGCCACGGCCTGTCATAAACACTTCACAAGCCTCGCCTGTATGTGGGTGGAAACTTACAGTGACTGCAAGTCCTGCACCGATTTCTGTTGTTACGCAAGGGCGGCGATTAGGTAAGTTCATTCTGTAACTCCTCGATTGTTTTCTGCCATGAATCTTCTTCTATATCAGGGTTCTCAAAGAACTCCGGCTTTCGATTCATACGCTTGATTGTTATTGATGTGACCGGAAGAAACCAGACAGTTCTCTGCTCGACTGACACCAGAGCCATTATGTCAAAGTCTGACCTTTTTGGTAAGCGTTTATCGCCACCAATTGTCAGGTTAAATTCCAATCTGTACTTGCCGCCCCTACTAAACTGGCAAGACTTTACCTGCACCAGAAACCTTTGACCTGTTTCTTTACTCCAAGCAACCAAGTCAACAGAATCCTGACTGGCCAAAGCCACACCCCAGCCGCGCTGCAAGATAGAGGCGGCAGCTATATATTCAGCAACCAGACCAGCGGTACTATTGCTTAGTCTGGTTGACGCAATGTGTTTATTTTTCATTAGCGGCGGCTATGTCTATGAGGCGTTCCAAGTACCAGTCAGCTTTACGCAAATCCTGCTCTGGATTACCCTTATGCTCATAACGCCAGATGTACTTGATGATACAGCCTTGCAGATAATACTTGTAACCGTCACCCAGCGCAGCCTCAATGGCTTCGATGCACTCTACATCTCCAGCCCTATAGTGCGGTGGTTGATTAACTAAATCAGCCATTGGCTAGCAACTGCTTAATCTTAACCATGTCAGTGTTGACCTTTGACTTGCCACGGCCACGATTGTTGAGCTTCTTAATAGCGTACATGATGCTGGTGTGGTCTCTGTCCATAGCCTTGCCTATAGACACATATGACAAGGTGGTTAGTTCATGTGCCAGAAACATTACGATGTGTCTAGCTTGAACAAGCTTGGGGTCTCGTCTACGAGACATAATGTCACTTATTGAGACTCCAGTAACCTTTGACGTTGCAAAGATTATCTTTTCAACCTTGGCAAATCCTTCTTGCCTAGAAACTTTATAGCTGGTCAAACTCGTACCCAACATCGTGTCGAAGTACTCTTTCAATGTTTTGCTTAAAACAGTCATGTCCACAAAATACCTTTCCTGCGCCGTTGATTATTCCAGGCGTTACGTTCCAATCAAAGTCCCTCTCACACAGGCCGCACTTGTCCATATTAGGTTGAGCCTTCACATGAGCGTACTTGCTTTTTCTTTTTCTAGCTGGCCACATTTCTCTGTGTCCATTCTTAGGTTTGGGTGGCCTCACAATCCATAAAATGAGACCACCCAGTTGCTATTTAGAATGGAATTTCGTCATCCATTCCGCCGTTAGACTGCACTGCTTGCGCCTGTACTGGCGCGGCTTTACGAGTGCCGTCATCCTCTTCGACTACAAAGGACAGGAACTCTGTCCCCTTTTGGCTTGTCTTATTCCAAGCTGACACACGATACTTAGTGCCATCAATCTCAAGACTGCCAGTCATATCAGGACGCTTTGGATTATCGCCCTTGTCATTCGGGAACAAAACGCCCCGCAGATTGTTGTCGTACTCAGCCATTGGCTTCTAATTCCTTCTTTCTGTTTGTGAAAAGTTGACGCTGCTCATACGTCCATTCTTGAGACAACTTCCGATTGTAAATATTTTTTAGGATTTCCAAATCGGGAGCCAATGCAATCTCCTGCTCTATAGTGAGAGGTGACGCAATCTTTGTAGGCTGCTTCATGTCGGTCTTGATATTCGGAGCCTGTACCATTGCGGTTGGCGACTCCATAGGCATATCTTCACCGGCATAGATGTAACAGCCAAGCCCTAGTGCAGCGATAGCTTTCACCATGCAGCGTTGCAATGAGGCATTCACCTCAAAGCTGTTAGGGTTCTTGATAGGCCGGTTAGCGTGGTTAAGCACCGGCATAATCTCTGTTGCTGATTCCAATGCCGTGATTGATTCAGAACCGTTATCCGGCATAATCTTCACGGTAACGGTCACATACGCATTGCCCTCAGCATCAAGCATGTAAGGCAACTGGTTGCCGTTTACTTGAAACAGGTGCTTAGTGTAGTGCGCTGTCGGATAGTGCTGCTTGAGAATGCTCCAAGCCCATGCCCATGACAGGTAAGTGAAACCGTTTTTCTTTTCTACATGCTTTGAGCAATCAATCGCGCTCAGTGTGTTCCATACGTTAGACATTGTTCCATAACTCCTTAGCTACATCTTTGAACTGGTGGCTCCAATAGAATGGATGGTTAAAGTCTGGCTCCATTAAACCTGCCAATGTTTTCGGGTCTGTACTGATTGCCAGCAGGTTCTGGCGTACCAGTGCCTTGCGGCGTACCTCTTGAATTGCATAGTCAAGGGTTTCCTCTGACATCTTCTCGCAATTGTCTGGGTTGTAGATAACGCCCTCATCAGCCGACACATACGCAATGTTAGGCTTTGCACCTGTGGCTTTCCAATAGACCGCTGCTTGTAGGATGTGTTCCCATACAGGCTCTTTCGGCAGGGCAACCTTAGCCCAGCTTCTTGTGCCATCCTTCTTGACCATACCTTGACGCGGTGCCTTGGTCTTAATCTCTGCAAGCTGACCGTCTTTGAACAGGTCAACGTAACCGATGATAGGCACGACTACATCCGGCAGCATCAACTCGATTTTCTTTTCTTCTTGTGCGCCAGCAAACATACCAGACAGCAAGTCAATGCCGGTGGCAGCAATCTCAGGAATTAACTCCCGAAACTTCTCACGCTTTTCTGGTGACTGATTGGCAGGATGAAAGTCAAAGCCGGTAGTCGAATGCTTGACCGCTTCATCAATGTCCTGACCATGACACACAACAGCTTGGATAGCCTCGTGTGCCGCACTGCCTAATGCAGCGTTCTCGCCAACGATAATCTCGCGGCGTTTGTCTTTTGATAGATATACATACTCAAACATCCAGCTAGCAATCGGACGATTCAACTGGCTGGGTGAGAAGTGATACACACCTACCGATTTCATTTTCTGTAAAAGGTCTGTCATATGTCCCTCGTCTGGTGGCCTTCATTGGCCTGATGAATAAGAAATACGAAATAACTATGGACAAGTCAAACATAAAATTGCATATAGATTAAAATAAAGTTCAACCAACATTAAGGAGAGTATCTTGAAACTGGCAGAATATATGGTGATGAAGGGAATATCCCAGGCTGACCTGGCACGTTTTCTGAAAGTGTCACCGCCAACTGTGCATAACTGGATTTACAAAAAACAATATCCGTGCGGTATGAGCATGATGCGTCTGTATAAGTGGTCAGGCGGCAAGGTAGGGCTAAAGGATTGGTGTGAGGATTTCAATGTCTAAGAGAAAAGAATCACTGCCAAGAGGCACACGGTCACGGCGCAAACCTGTTTTGGATTATTCTATCACACCGCCACCAGCTTATCGTAAAGAGTGGGAGAAGCATGCTGAGATGTTTAAGGACTCTGGCAGCTTTGAAGATGACCCAGCGGCAGAGAATGCTAGCGACAAACACGGCGCATTTAATCGCCGTTCGCTGTCTGAGGGGCAACTGATGGAAGGTGACGATATGGGTAACTATCGCGGCAATGGGGAGAAACCACAGTGACAAACCCTTACGTTTTGCCAGAAGGCAATGTGCAAATAAGTTTTAGCGGCGGCAGAACATCTGCATATATGTTGCACGAAATATTAAAAGCGAATGATGGGTTGCCTGACAACGCTGTTGTTGCTTTTCAGAACACGGGCAAAGAGATGCCGCAGACGTTAGACTTTGTGCAGCAAGTTTCTGAACAATGGAACGTGCCTATTGTGTGGCTGGAATATGACATAACAGATGAGGGAAAAAACTCTTTCAAGGTTGTTAGTCACAACAGCGCAAGCAGAAACGGCGAACCATTCGACAAGCTGATTGATAAATATGGGCGACTGCCTAACGCTAGGTTTCGTTTCTGCACTGGCGTATTGAAGATGCAAACAGGCCAGAAATATTTAAAGTCTTTGGGTTGGAAACATTGGACAAATGTTGTCGGCATTAGGGCTGATGAACCGCGCCGTCTTACAAAGAAAACAGAAGGCAACATAGATTTATTTTATCCGTTGGGTGAGGCTGGCAAGACAAAGCATGATGTAGAGGCTTTCTGGGCAGCGCAGCCGTTTGATTTGAATTTGCCTATTTTTAATGGGAAGACGATGAAAGGCAACTGCGACTTTTGCTTTCTTAAAAGTGAGGCAACGCTTGCTATGATGGCAAGAGAACATCCTGAGTTAGCCCAATGGTGGATTGATGCGGAACGTAGGCTGAATAATAGGTTTGAACGCAACAGAGACATGGCTAGTTTAGTTGAGTTTGTTTCTCGCCAACAGGATTGGGTGTTCGATGAAGAAGATTATTTTTGCCAGAAAGACGATGGGGAGTGTACAGGATGACAAACGGACGTAGAAAAGGAGCCAATTTTGAGCGTGAACTGGCTCGTATGGCTATGGATGAACTTGGCATTGATGATGTTAAGCGAGACCTAGAGCAATATAGGGCAGGCGACCATGGCGACCTGATTGGCATTGACGGTTGGACTGTCGAGGCAAAGAGGTATGCTCACGGCGTGACACACAAGGATGAGTGGTGGTCACAGGTGGAACGCGCCAGTGATGCGTCTGGTACTGAGCCGGTGCTTATCTATAAATATGACCGGCATCCGATTAGGTGCGTTGTCCGGCTGTCCAGCATCAATGCTGATTTTGCTGGCAAGGATGACTTGGCGACTGTCAGCTTTGAGACTTGGTGCATGCTGGTCAGAGAAAGCTGGGCATGATGGAACACAATAGTGATTTCAGATATGACCTAAAGATGGGCAAGGTGCATGAGCAGTGGCTTGGCACTATGCTCACTGACGCGACCATTGAGGTTAAACGTGACTTTATGGCTGATAAGACCGGCAGGGTGTTTGTCGAGTTTGAGAGCCGTGGTAAGGCATCAGGCATAACGTCCAGCCATGCAGAATATTGGGCGTTTGTCTTGTCCGGTCATCGGGCAGTTATAGTTCCGCTTGACACTTTGAAAGAAATTGCTAGGGAACAGTATCGCAAGACCGGAGTGGTTAAGGGTGGTGACAACAACACCAGCCTAGGTGTTTTAATAAATGTAGGGGATTTAATGAAGTAGCTGTCAAATAACTGACAACACAGAGCTTTGCTGAAATGGTAATGTTCTAGCCAACATTTAAGGAGAGCGTGATGGAACCACCAGTTTTTATTTTAAGAGGCTATGACCTAGATGATGCTTTAGACGAGTTGTGCTTGCAACGCTTACGATATCTTTTGAAGGATGATTTTATTGTTGAGGTGATGGAAGAAGATGTGCATCCAGCCGACATCAAAGAAGTGAAAGATGCGTTGGCACTTGTAATAAAATATCTGGATTGGTCAGCACCAGACCTTGACGGCAGAGGATATGTTGAGTGGTACGATAAAGAGCCAGAGTTTGATAAAAACAAAAAAATTTCCGTAAGTTTAGATTTGTATCATATGTTCGTTATAATAACGGCATTGCAACGTATGAAAAAAGATTTACTCTACGGATGCCAGATGGATGGCACGGATGAACTTTCAGATGCCATTGATGATACTCGCAAAATTGTTCGCAAAAAACAGCTAGAGCTGATTGATTACTTTGGTGATTACCCAGACGTTTATAACAAAATACTGAAGGATATTGATTATATTCGTAAAGGCATAAAGTAGGGAGTTTTTTATGAGTAAGGACGAACTAATAATCAGGCGGCACCTAACCGAAAATTTTACGGTGCTGCCGAATGATTTGCTGAATGATAAACTGCTAAAAGCTGATGGCTTGGCACTGATGTGTTACCTGCTATCTAAGCCGCAGGACTGGATTGTCCGGCACAAGGAAATCCAGAACCGTATGGAGTGGGGCAGAGACAAAACACGCAACGTTATAGCGTCACTGGTGCAGATAGGTTACATCGAAAAAGAGACCATCAGAGAGGACGGTAAGTTCTCTGAAACCCGCTATATCGTTAAGGATTCACCACGGCCTGAAAAACCGTCGCCGGAAAACCAGTTACTGGTAATCAGTCACCTTACTAAAGACATAGAACAAAGAACTGATTATACAAAATCAAATAAATTAGCGCGGCAGAAAAAACAGCTTTTAGTGGATTGGGAACCTGACGCCACTGACCAGCAATATGCAACCGATGCCGGACTCGATTGGAAAGAGACATTTGAGGACATTAGGCTTTGGAATGAGCAGAACGGCAATAAAGCGTCATACGCTTCGTGTAAGGCATTTTGGCAGGGTTGGGTGCGGAGAGAGGCCAAACGCCGTCCAGCACGCTCAAATCGCCAGGAATCGGCATCTGAGTGTCGGACACTAACCCTAAAGCAGAAAGAATATGCAAAGACTGCTATTGGCAAGCTGTTCGGAAAATATAAGGATGAGGGGTATAGATATGAGGTTATTGAAAAGGCGGTTCATGCTTTTATGCTGACCGACCAGTCAGACCAATCATGGCGTGACCAAGGCACAGGCCTACCGCGCCCATTCTAGTGTGTCAGACCGATGATGGATTGGAACGACTAACAAGCAATTTCAATAGCTTGCGGATTTCTTGTCACGATTCTGTCGCAGGCAAAAGAAAAGGCCGGAAAACCGGCCTAGTCTAGCGTGTCACTTAATAGGTAAATGCTAGGGGTTTTTGTGACGCAGCAGGTCTGATGCTTTTGTCAGTACACCTTCGGCGTATTCGTTTAGATTACAGTCTCTGCCGTTTAGCACGTTGTCACGGCTAATGGCTATCAATGCGTTTGCCATTGTGCTGTAATAGCCCATCGTGTCCCAGCCGGTCTTCTTGTTGTCGTTGCGCCTCATTGGCATGTGGTTATATGGGTCAATCTCGACTTTGTAATTGCTGTCGATTTCAACCGTTTGTGGTTTTCCTTTTGGCATCTATCTATATCCTCTGCTATTGGGCAAGCCAAAGTTCCGCTTTGGGTCATTGCGTCTGTTCTTGCCGTATGTCCTGTCTAGTTCAATATGCTGGCGAACAGCATCACGGCCTATTTCCCTGACCTTGCCTGTTACAATGTTTGTTATAATGAAGTGTGGCGTAAAATAGCCCATTCTTGACTTGCCAGAATTGCTTTTGTAAGTGCCATCAAAAAGACGTTTTTTGATTTCAAAGCACCTGACTGTCATTGTGTGGCATCCAGAGCCAAACTTTTTCCAAAAAACCTTGTCCAGAAAATAGTCGCACATCATTTCGTATTTGGTCATCTGGTGTGGCTCTTTGGCTAGCAGGCTTAATCTGTCTTCATAAGCCTGTTTGTTTGGGTATGTCAGTCTTGCGCTGACTTTAACCGGCTGGGCATCCTTCTTTGCCTTTCGTTCTGCCCATGATTTTTTCATTGCTGCGCTGCGCTTGAGGTATGCTTTCATATCTCGCTCTTGCTTCTTAACTTTTTCTTTCCATTGCTCCTCTTCCATTTTTTCTTTTAATTCTCTCAGCTTGTCAAAACCCTGCATTGTCTAGCCCTCCATATTTTTTAGAACGCTTCAAACATTGGTCTCAACTTCAATAGCCTCGACCGACTCAGCGGTTCCTATGTAACCGCCTGTAAGCCGTGACCATTCAGAATAAGCGTTTACCTCAGCTTCGGCTAAACTGTTGCCTGACACTTTTACGCGGCGTTCAACTGAACCGATTACAAGAATTTCATATTCCATTTTCTAATCCTCTATCTCAAAAGCGTTTTGCAATTTCCAGAATGCCGATTGCAGCTTGCGCGGCGTTTCTGGGTCATAAATGTCGAATGATTCTGTCCATTCGCCAACAAAGCTATTGATGGCATCTTGTGCCAACTTGACCGCTTCACGCTGGTCTTCGGTCATACCGCGCAAACCCTTAGCTTGTGCCTTGAGCCGCTTGGCTCTGATTTTTTGCCATTTATCCATTTGTCTGGTTCCCTTCTATAAATGCTCTGACTTTTTTGGTTGCATCGCGCAACCGAAATTGCTCTGTCTCTGGCATGGCTTTGAACTTTGCCGACATTTCCGAATCTTGCGGGTCACATTCGCTAATCCACAAGACGAACTCTAATGCTGAACCGATGCCAGCCTTGTTTTGCTTGGCGCGTTCTTCGGCGTAAAATGCTTCTTCGTATCTGTCCATTATCCTGCCTCATTTGCTTGGAAAAATTCGTAATCGTTAACCTCAAAAGGGTTATGTTGAACATTAGAACCAAATTTAGCGTCTAAATCATAATCAGCTAACTGCATTCTAAATAAATCCATCGCCCATTCTTTCGCGGTCTCTAAGCTGTCAGCGTCAATATCAATCGTCTGAGTGATAACCGCGCCAACTTCAATTTCATATTTAGGCATTGTCATCACCCCATAGCTGGCTTTCAGCTTCGTTAATCA